GGGCGACATCGTCGAAGAAGGTCGCCGTTTTGCCTCTGCCGCTGATGTCAAAGTGGCGGATATGAACGCCGAAGCGCCGGTTGGCACCACGTTAGCCATCTTAGAGCGGCAAATGAAGGTGATGAGCGCGGTGCAGGCCCGGATGCACGCCTCGATGCGCAAGGAATTACGCATTTTGTCGGGCATCGTGCATGATTTTGGCCCCACCGAGTACCCGTATGAGCTGGTAGACGGTGAAGTCACCCAAGAAGACTTCGATGATCGCGTCGATATCATCCCGGTCAGCGATCCGAACGCCGGGACCATGGCGCAACGCATCATGCAGTACCAAGCGGCACTGCAATTAGCCCAACAAGCGCCCGATATGTACGATTTACCACTCCTACACCGGCAAATGCTCGACGTTTTGGGCATTCAGGACGCGGAAGACATCGTCCCGTCCGAAGAAGTCATCGATCCGAGCGATCCGGTCAGCGAAAACATGGCAATTATCAACGGCGGGCCGGTTAAAGCCTTTATTTATCAAGATCATGAGGCACATATCCAGACTCACATGTCGCTGATCGAAGATCCGAAGATTCAGGGCATGTTGGAGCAGAGTCCGAACGCGCAAATGATGCAGGGGGCCATGTCAGCCCACATTTCCGAGCATTTGGCGTTCCAATATCGCCGCGAAATCGAAAAAGAACTGGGTGTACCGCTGCCGCCGCCTGAAGAACAGCTACCTGACGACATTGAGTACCGTTTATCCCAGCTTGTGGCCCCTGCGGCGGCGCAATTGCTCGGTAAAGACCAAAAAGAAGCGGAAATGGAGAAACAGCAGGAAGAGGCGGAAGATCCGATCCTGCAAATGCAGCGCCAGGAGCTAGAAATCAAGCAGCAAGAGGCTCAAGCCAAGGCGCAGGCGGAAATGGCGAAGATCAACCTCGACATGCAGAAGCTGGCAAGTAAAGACCAGCTAGATCGAGAGAAAATGAGCCTTCAGGAGCGTATTGAACGCGCCAAGCTGGGGGCTAAGATCGCAGCCGATAACTCCAGGGATGAGTTGGAGAGCCGTAAGATTGCCTCCAAGGATGAAATCGAAGGTGCCAAGCTTGGGGTTGATATTGCCAAGGATTTGATGGGTGAGTGATGCGACGGTCGAGCGTTTCGAGGCCGTGCCGGATAACACCCTGTCGTACCTGCGCCAGCAGCTACGGCGGATCATGAATGAGACCAGCGATCACCTGAGTGCGGGTGGTTGCAAGGATTACAGCGAATACGCCCGTTGCTGCGGAGTCATTGAAGGACTTGCGCTGGCAGAACGGGAACTTCTCGACCTGCAGGAGCGGCTTGAGAAGGCATAAAACTCCGCATGTGCGGTGCAGGCGACTCTGGACGCCACTTTCCAGTGCAAGGTAATTCCTAATGAGAGAATCATTAGCAACAGTAGAAGACGAGCTTGAAGCCATTGGCGAAGACGCTCGCAATGCGCAGCAATTACCCGACCCGAAAGGGTACAAGATACTGATTGCTCTCCCTGAACCCGACGAAGCAACCGAAGGCGGCATCGTAAAAGCCGTGCAGACGTTGCATGCGGAGGAAGTGGGATCGATTGTCGGCTTTGTCCTGAAATTAGGGGCAGACGCTTACAGCGATCCGAAACGCTTCCCGTCCGGGGCGTACTGTCAAGAAGGGGATTGGATACTAATGCGATCCTATTCTGGCACACGCTTTTCGGTTCATGGAAAGGAATTTCGGTTAATCAATGACGACAGCGTTGAAGCCGTGGTCGAAGATCCGCGAGGTATAGTCAAGGTATGAGCGAAGCAGAAAACACCGTTAATGACGGCGCAGAAGAACCGCAATCCGCAGAAGATAAATTTTTCGGAGTGCGCACCCAGATAGGCCAGCAATCTCAGGATCAGGCTGAAGAAGCCTCTGATCTGGATATTGAGATTGTAGACGACCGACCGCCCGAGGACCGTCGTCCTCCACGCGCTGAGAACGCCAGTGATGGTGACATCGCTGACGAAGAGCTGGAGGGATATAGCGACAAAGTCCGTAAGCGCATCGACAAGCTGCGTTACGAGCAGCATGAGGAGCGACGCCAGCGTGAAGCGGCGGAGCGTATGCGTGAAGAAGCGGTCAACGTGGCCCAGCAGTTGGCCGGTAAAAACCGGGAGTACGAGGCACTCATCCAGCGGGGTGAGGGCGCGTTGATTTCGCAAGTGAAGGAGCGAGCACGACTTTCTCTGGAGGGCGCTAAATCATCGTACCGTCAGGCGTATGAGGAGGGTGACACCGATAAGGTGGTCGAAGCCCAAGAGGGCTTACTCCGGGCGCAGACGGAATTAAGTGAGGCAGAGCGTTATGAACGCAACCTGCCACAGCAACCTGACCAGAATGCGTATGCGCAGCAACAAGCGGCATATCAGCAGCAGGTAGCCCAACAGCAGCAAGCCGCGTATGCGGCTGCACAGCAGGCACAACAACAGCCTGCGCAACCTGATCCGAAAGCGGCAGCATGGGCTGAACGCAATGACTGGTTCGGTGATCCTACCGAAAAGGTCATGAGCGCGGCAGCTTACGCCCTCCATGAGGAGGCGCTGAATGACCATGAATTGGTCCCGAATTCGGAGGATTATTTTCAGTACATCGATACGGGAATGCGTCAGCATTTCCCCGATTACTCTTGGTCGGATGAAAGCGGAGATGGACTCCCCGCGCCTGCGACGACCCGGAGAGCTACGTCGGTTGTCGCTCCTTCCGCAAGGAATAATGGAGCAAGGCCACGCAAAGTGCAGTTAACGTCCACTCAAGTTTCACTCGCTAAGAAACTTGGGATAACCCCCCAACAGTATGCTGCCGAGCTTGCTAAGGAGACTGGCAATGTCTGATGAAGAGCGCATCCCACGTCAAAGTACGTTACGAGAAAAAGAGGAACGTCCCAGTGATCGCTGGGTTCCTGCCTCGATTTTGCCCGATCCCGTCCCACAGGACGGCTGGGTATTTCGATGGATCAGGACCGGCATCAAGGGAGAATCTGATAACACGCATGTTTCGCAGATGTTTCGGGAAGGTTGGGAGCCTGTTAGGTCTGAAGACCATCCCGAGCTGATGATCCAATCCGACATCAATTCCAACTTCGAGGGTAACGTCGAGGTCGGTGGATTGCTTCTGTGTAAAGCCCCTGAAGAAAAAATGCGGGGGCGCACTGAGCATTTCCAACAAGTCGCCGAGCGACAGATGGAGTCGGTGGATAGGAACTACCTGCGTGAGAACGATCCTCGTATGCCTTTGATGCAACCAGAGCGCAGTTCGCGCACCACCTTTGGCAAGAGCTAACTACTTGGTTGGCTCATAAATATTCCTGAATTGGAGGAAATTTAAATGGCAACAAGTGCCACGCCTTATGGTGCTGTTCCTATCAATACGACGAGCGCGAGCGGTTCCTTTACGGGAAAAGTTCAGCACATCAAAATTGCTAGTGCTTACGGCACCGCGATATTCAATGGGGATTTCGTTAAATTAGTGACTGCTGGGACGGTTGAAAAAGACGCCGGCACCACGAGTTTGACGCCCATTGGCATCTTTCTAGGATGCAAATACACCGATCCCAACTCGAATCAGTTGACCTTCAATCAAACATGGCCCGCTTCCACATCGGCTTCCGATGCGGCAGCTTACGTCCTGGTTGACCCGGAGGTACTGTTCAAGATGCAGAGCGATGAAACCGTTGCTCAAGCGGCTCTCGGTGCGAATGCTGCCGTCGTTCAGACGGCGGGTTCAACGACTATCGGCAACAGCAAGAATGCTTTTGACGGCTCGACAGTCGCGACCACAAACACGCTGCCGGTTAAGGTTGTCGACTTTGTCGATGGCCCGACGAGTACGGTTGGCGACACGTACACTGATGTCATTGTGAAATTCAATGTAGGGCATCAGTTAACCAATACCACTGGTATTTAAGCGAAGGAGCTTTAGCAAATGGCTATTTCAAGAGCGCAAATGCTCAAAGAACTCCTTCCGGGCTTGAATGCCTTGTTCGGATTGGAGTACGAAAAGTACGAGGATGAGCACAATCTGCTTTATGAGACCGAGTCTTCGGAACGGTCTTTTGAGGAAGAGGTGAAGCTGTCAGGCTTCGAAGCTGCTCCAGTGAAAGACGAGGGTGCGGCGATCAGTTATGACGCGGCGCAGGAAGCTTTCACGGCTCGATACAATCATCAGACGATTGCTATGGGATTTGCGATTACCGAGGAAGCTATGGAGGACAACCTCTATGACTCACTCTCGGCTCGCTATACCAAGGCGCTTGCCCGAGCCATGGCCTACACGAAGCAGGTCAAGGCGGCAAATCCGCTCAACAATGGTTTCACCAACAGTTTCCAGTCGGGTGACGGGGTCAACCTGTTCACGGCGTCTGGCGACGGTGTTACCGGCGGTGACGGACATCCCTTGGTCTCTGGTGGCAAGAACGACAACCGGCCTTCGACAGCAGCCGATTTGAATGAAACCTCGTTAGAGAACGCGATCATCACGATTGCCGGTCTCACCGACGAGCGTGGATTGCTTATCTCTGCACAGCCGCGTCGTTTGATTGTTCCGCCTGCGTTAATGTTTACGGCAGATCGACTGCTGGAAACCACGCAGCGTGTGGCAACCGCTGATAACGACATCAACGCGATTCGTAACATGGGTGCGATACCTGATGGCTACGCTGTCAATCATTATTTGACTGACACGAACGCCTTCTTTGTCATCACCGATATCCCGAATGGCTTGAAGATGTTTGAGAGAACTCCGCTGGAAACCAGCATGGACGGCGACTTCGATACAGGTAACGTGCGCTACAAGGCCCGCGAGCGTTACTCTTTCGGTGTCTCTGATCCGCTTGGAATCTACGGATCGCCCGGCTCCAGCTAGGGCAGATGGGGGCGGGCAACCGCCCCTTTCTTTTTTATCCTGACTGTCGATGTTTCATGTGAAACATGGGCAGACACTAGCCACGACAGGAGATCTTAATGGCTAACACAACATTCAATGGACCAGTCCGTTCAGAAGGTGGGTTTGAGCAGATCAGCAAGAACTCAACGACGGGTGCGATTACCACCAATCTGGATATCGATACCAGCGGTAATATCACCACGACTGGTTACCTTTCCGCTTATTCCAACGTCAGCAGCATTACGTCTGCGACCAAGAGCGTTGAATCGACCGACTCAGGTACGGTTTATACCCTGAACAGAGCAGCAGGCATTGTGGTTACACTGCCTACGGCGGCTGCAGGGATTAACTACACCTTCATTGTTGGCACCACCTTCACGGGTGCTGGTCAGATCAATACGGACAATGCCAGCGACCTGTTCTCTGGTTTTGCTACGATCTTTGATCCAGCCACTGCCACCGACACCAACACCTTCATCCCTGATGCCAGTGACGACGACACCATTGATTTGGGAACGGCGGCACAAGGTTGGCTTGTGGGTGGAATTATCCGTCTGGTTGCTACCAGCGCGGCGGTGTGGCATTGCGAGGCGTTTTTACATGGTGATGGCACCCTCGCTACCCCATTTGAATAAGGAGAAGTTACATGGCTGATGCAGTCACTTCTCAGACTATTCTTGACGATGGCGGTCGCAATCTGGTGATGAAGTTCACCAACATCAGCGATGGCACGGGCGAAAGCGCGGTTGCCAAGATTGATGTCTCGGCTTTAACAGTTAACGCTGTCACGGATCAGGCTTGCAACCGGGTGGTGCTCAATCGTATCTGGTTCAGCAACGTGGGCATGGGCTTCCAGTTGTTATGGAATGCCGACAGCAATGTGTTTATCTGCCAAGCGCCGAAGGACTGGAGCGATACCTGGGATTTCAGCATGGGTATGAATGATTTGCCTGGCATTACTAATAATGCGGGTACGGGCGTTAACGGCGATCTGTTGTTGACGACCAATGATCACACCAGCGGTGATACCTACAGCGTCCTAGTCTGGGCGTTAAAGCACTACGCGAATCCGAGTTAGTCTGATGTCAAAATATAAAGTCATTCAGAATGGTGTAAGGGTTCCAAGCGGTGAGCCGGTCTATCAAGTGGTGACGACGGACGCAGGCAACCCTATGGTTGTCAGCGAACTGATGACCAAGAAAGAGGCTGAAGCTGCGGTGAAGGCGTTATCCCCGGCGAAAAAACCCGCGCAAAAGAAAGCGCCGGCTAAGAAAGCGGCGAAGCGTTAATGGGGAAAAAAAGCGATATCTTAGCGGCATTAAGCCCTTTGTATGGCATTGCTAAAGGCAAGGGGCCGTATGCTAATAAGTGGCTGATGGGCAAGCTGGGCCGTGATCGCAAAGAGTACGTTGAGCTTGAAGAGGAAGAAGCGCGTAGATTGGCTGAAGAAGAAGCGGATCGATTACGCATGGAAGGGCTTCTTGCTGAATCATCTCAAGGTCTTAAAGCCGGCGGCAGGGTTCGCAAATCCCGTGGTGATGGGAAAGCGCGGCGAGGCAGAACACGGGGGCGAATCATCTAAATGGCAACTAGCGGCACTTATGCGTTCACCCTCGATCTGACGGACATGATCGAGGAATCGTTTGAGCGTGCGGGTTTGGAGCTGCGCAGCGGTTATGACTATCGCACTGCGCGGAGAAGCATTGACCTGTTAATGCTTGAATGGCAGAACCGGGGCTTAAACCTGTGGACCATACAGGAGGGGACCACGTCGATTACCGCAGGGACTTCGCGTTATGCATTGTCCAGCGATATTCTCGATGTGATTGAGGTCTATATCCGCACCAACTCGGGGGATACCAGCACTCAATTCGATCAGATGCTGACGCGGGTCTCGATCAGCGCCTATGCGCATCTGTCCAACAAACTGACGCAGGCGAAGCCGCTACAGTTCTGGCTTGAGAAAGATCCCGGTGCGATTGCGATCAACTTGTGGCCGGTGCCGGACAGCGTGGAGACCTATACGCTCGGTTATTACTACATGCAGCGGATAGAAGATTCCGGCTCGCCGGGTTCAAACGAGATGGATATGCCGTCTCGGTATCTGCCGTCTCTGGTGTCTGGATTGGCTTATCAGTTGAGTTTGAAGCGTCCAGAAGCCTCCGATAGAGCGCCTGCGTTGAAGGCGGATTATGAGGAGCAATGGAACTTGGCCGCTGACGCGGATCGTGAGAAAGCTGCGTTTCGGGTTACACCTGGAGGGTATCGATTCCCATGAGCTACGCAAACGGTAAATACGCCTTTGGTTATTGTGATCGCACTGGCTTTCGCTACAAGCTGAAAGACATGGTGGAGCAGTATGAAGGCGGCAGACCTACGGGTATGCGCGTGGGCAAGGACGTGGTGGATGAAGATCAGCCGCAATTGCAGTTAGGCCGCATTCGTACAGGAGATGGTGATGCCTTGAGGAACGCTCGACCTGAGTCAAATCTTCCCGAGAGTCGTCGGCTTTTTGCTTGGAATCCTATTGGCGGTGGTGTGACCTCTCTGGGTAGCCGCACGGTCGGATTGACG